GACTTCTACGATTGCTGGGCAGCAATTTTCTTGGGTGTCTGGAGATGACGGCAAGTATATGTTGCCGAATGGCACATTGAGCGCTACTGATTATGCCGGATAAAAAGATGTACACTTTAGCCGAGCGGATTCAAATTCAGCGTAAGGCTAAGGCGAGATTGTGTAGGGCAAATGAAAGATTACGCAAGGCTGAAGTTGAAGAAGAACGATATACTTTATCTGAGCGCCGTCGGATACAGCTAAGAGCCAAAGAGCGTATCAATAAATATAATGAGGATGAACCGCGAGATGATCAGGGCCGATGGACGGATGGCGGTGGTAGTAGCGATAGTGGCAGTGATGGCGGCGGTAGCGGTGATTCAGGTGGCTCTGAGGGAAGCAAGGTTTCGAGCGCATCTGAATTATTTTCCAAACACAACGATCCATCAGTTACGGCGGATGATGTCATCGCAAAGACTGAGGGTGCATCTACGGCAATTGCTGAGGTAATGCGAAAGCTGGAGAACGCCACGCCAACGAATGCGCCGGTTGAGAAGGGCGGCTTTATCCAAAAGGACGGAACGTATACGCCAGCGCGTCAAGCGTTACACCAGCAGATCCTAGAGAAGATATTTACGCCGGCCAAGGTCAAGGCCGCGACACCGGCAAAGGGCGAGAAGCCACTGCTATCGGTGCTCGGTGGGCGCGGCGGATCTGGCAAATCTTGGTTTACTGGCAAGGGCAAGATTGTTGACTCTGACAAGGCGATCTACCTAAACTCCGATGATATCCAGACGTAGTTGCCGGGGCAGCGAGGATGGAATGCCGCGCTGTATCATGAAGAGGCGTCGGACATTACGGCTAAGGCGAATGATATAGCGAAAAACCTAGGTCTTAATGTCATTCACGATGCTACGATGCGTACGCTTAAGGGCTCTGCGGCAAGAGTGGATGAATTTCAAAAAGCCGGTTATAAAGTTAATGGGCATTATATGTTTCTACCGCCGCAGATGTCGACGCAGCGCGGACTTGAACGTTTTATTCGCGGTGGTGAGACGGGGCGTTTTGTTCCACCTTCCTATCTGATAGGAAGTACGACAAACGAAAAATCTTTCGATGATTTGAAGGGTAAGCTAGATAATTGGACGATTCACGAGAATATGGGGTCGTCGCCCAAGTTGGTAGCGCAAGGTGGAAAGAAATGAAGGATAGAATGTTACAATTTTTTTCATATCAGCATTTGCCGCAGCATTTGCAGGATGTAAGTAAACCTTTTTGTGAATTGGCTTTAAAGATTGTAGATAATTATCCAAGCAATCCAGAGCGCACGGCAGGCTTGCGTAAGTTGTTGGAGGCGAAAGACTGTATCGTGCGATCCACGATTTATAAAGAGGAATAAATGGATTTTGACTCCATAGGCTGGATTGTCGCGATGATTTTAACGCTGGTAATTATCTTTGGTTGTCTTTGGTATCTTTGGCAAATGTGGAGGACAACGTTTCGTGGTTAAAGCAAAGACAGGTGATATCCCTGATTCGCATTTCGAGAACGATCTTGATTTCGATGTGAAGGATTCCGATAAGAAATATTCCAAGGAGACTTTGGATAAGTTGCGGCAAATGACCGAGAAGCTGAAACAACAGCAATCTAAGGAATAAGCATGTCGCCGACGAAATATACTTGGATCGAACGGCATCGAATTCATCGCAAGGCCAAGGAGAAGATTGGTCTTTACGATGACAGTGGAGACTACGAAGACTTCATGTCGGATTGTATTGATGGCGTGATGAACGATCTTGAAGCGACTGACGAGGATGATGCTCGCGAGATTTGTCAATTGATGTGGGATGAGGAAAACGGCTGATGCCAGATCCAAGTGACTATGACAACCAAGACGATTTCATCAGCGCTTGCATTTCGCAGCGTCAAGACGAGCACCCTGAAGAGGATACCGACCAATCTGCGGCGGTTTGCTTTTCCATGTGGGAGAATAAAGACATGAATGATTTAGTTATAAAGGTTCGTTCCGATGGTGGGCACGAAGGGATGGAATTTATCCTATCTGATGCTACGTCAGATCGATATGGAGATTCTATTATTGCCGCTGGATGGGATGTAGCAAATTTCTCTCGGAACCCAATTGCCCTGTTCAATCATAATCCTGATCAGCCAATTGGTCGTTGGGAAAATCTTTCTATTAAGAAAGATGCGCTGCATGGTCATCTACAATTAGCCCCGAAGGGCACATCAGCGCGCATTGACGAAATTCGAGCGTTGATTGATGCCGGAGTTTTGCGGGCGGTCTCTGTTGGTTTTCGTCCGATCGAATATGAGCAGATTAAGGATAGTCCGGTCGGTGGGATTCGCTACCTAAAATCCGAGTTGGTCGAGACTTCGCTGGTGAGTGTACCGGCTAATCCGAATGCGTTGGCTGTTGCAGCGAAGCTTGGAATTTCTGATCTTGTTTGTAAGATGGTGTTCGCCGAGCACGGCAAGAAGAAGACCATTATTAAGCCAACCAAAAAAGAAGTTGTCTATCAAAGGCGGCTTATTTGGGGAGGCGTGGAAGTTGTTGACAAGTATTATCCTACTAAATTTTGATCTTTGTCTTAGCCGAGCATGGCGAATGAAGGCATTGGTCGCGGACTAAAAAAACGGCGAGTACGCCTAAAATAAATTCCAAATTCGAAAGTTGGAAATCATGTCCCCACTATCAAAGCGCATTGAAGATGCGCAAAAACGAATTGTTGATCTTGAAGATCAACTTGGCAGACATCTTGATGTAGTTGATGACGAGAATCCGGATGATGCCGCTACAGCAACAACTGAGGAATTAACATCAAGGATCGATGCGCAAAGGAAGTCGCTAGAGGCTCTTGAGCGCGCCGAGAAGCAGATTGCACGATCTACTGATCGTGGTAGCAGCTTGATTCCGCATCAAGAAGATCGTGGCGATCGCGGTGATCGCGGCGATCGCGGTGATCGTGGCAGTGAACAGGCTATGGTTATTCGGAATCCAAAGCCGTTTGCTGCGGCGATGGGTCAGAAGCCGAGGCCTTCGGATTTCATCTTTAAGGCTATCACTGCTGATATCAAGCATTTCAGTGAAGGGCGCAAGCGTCCATTTCTAGAAGTGCTTCGCGAGAACTATGGTGACGGTCCTGAGATGGGCGAGTATGTCCGCAGAGTCGCGTCACTATTCGTGACTAAAGCGGCGTCAATCCCTGCTGATACCACGACATCGGGTTGGGCCTCCAACCTTGTGCAGACGGTGATTGGTGATCTTATTCAATCGCTGCTGCCGACTTCTATTTATCCGAGGTTGTCGGCAATGGGAGGTTCGTTCACGTTTGGAGCGAACGGCGTGATTAGCTTGCCGGCGCGCACTACATCGACGGCGATCAATGGTTCCTTCATTGCACAGGGTGCGGCGATTCCCGTCAAGCAAGGTGCCTTCACGTCAATCACACTGACTCCCAAGAAAATGGGTGTCATTACGACTATGACGCGAGAAATTACGATTCATAGTGTGCCGGCGATCGAGGCAATTATCCGGCAAGCAATCTTGGAGGATACCGGTGTTGCAATCGACACAGTATTGGTCGATTCAACTGCGGCTGATACTACGCGTCCTGCTGGGTTGTTGAATGGTATTGGTAAGATTACCGCCAGTACTGTCGCGTCAATTGTCGGGTTTGTTTCCGACGTCAAGGCGTTGACGCAAGCCTTGATTGTAAGCACCAAGGGTAACATTCGTTCCCCGGCGTGGATCATGAATCAGGGTGACGTGTTGGCTGCTGCTTTGTTGCAGACAACGGTCGGCGAAACGCCGTTCCGCGATGAAGTGTCTCGTGGTACTTTGCTTGGTTATCCGATCATTCCATCTACGACGTTGTCATATCGGACTATGATTCTGATCGATGCGGCGGACTTCATTACGGCGACGGGTGATACTCCTAACTTCGCGGTCAGTGATCAGGCGGTGCTACATATGGAGGATACCAGTCCCACTGGTATTACGACAGGTGGTTCAACGCCTGCGTTCGCGTCTCCAGTGCGCTCGCTCTTCCAGACTGATAGCCTTGCGATCAGAATGATCATGGACATCAACTGGGCGCTTCGTCGCTCTACTGCTGTAGGCAGTAGTGTTGTTCAGTGGACCAACACGCTGGTTTGGTAGTTCCTTGGAAGGTTCAACAAATAGTGGCATCCAACCGGGTGCCACTAAAAATTAGGAGTAATATTGATGTCTGAAGAATCTACAGAAGATAAGGCTCGCGCTGAACAGATTAGAAATAACGAAGAAAAAATGGCGTATGATGCTAAGCAGCGTTCAACTCTAACGCCTGACGAGATGCGCGCGGCGTTGGAGGGTGACAATGTTGTGGAGTAGGAATCTTCCGGTGTCAGCTTGCGCGA